TCTACTGCTCTTATTAAATTAATGGCTAGAGCATTGTACAGAATTCCAAATATGGCTATGGGAAGAGCAGCGTTCTATATGAACAGAACTGTTCACTCAGGATTATCTATTGCAGCACTTGACAAGTCTCAATCTGTATTAGCTATTCAAGAAGGTTTATCACAGTTTGGTACAGCACAAAGCTACTTATCATTCCTAGGTGTACCTCTAAGAAGAGTAGATGCTTTGATTAACAGCGAAGCTGCGGTAAGTTAATTTTTTTATTACTAAAGGAGATCTGAAATGATTACAGACAAACTGCTCCGAGTGAGCGAAGATCAAGCAATTACCACAACTGCTTTTTCTACTGACACTATTGACTTAAGTGTTGCTAGAGATATAGGTGAAGGTACTGCTTTATATATGAATTTTGCTGTTACCACTGCTTTAGCAAATGGTACAAGCGTTAAATTCGAGGTTGTAACTAGTGCAAATGCTAACTTGTCTAGTCCTACTGTTGTTGGAAGCAGCGATGCAGTTTTAACAGCAGCACTTACAGCAGGTAAAAACGTAGTAGTACGTATTAACCCAGACATAGGTGGTAAAGGTAAAAGGTATTTAGGTGCAAGATACACAGTATCTGGTACTTTTAATGCTGGTAAGATTACTGCTGATGTAGTAGAAACAATTGGTGATGGTAAGAAGTTCTATGCTTCTGGCTTTACCGTAGCTTAATAAGGAGGACGTATGCCTATTTACAAAGCTAAAGTTAAATGTTTTGTTGGTAATTCTATGCGAGAGATAGATGAAGAGTTTGAATACAACGGAGAGCCAAACACTAACATTGAAATAGTTGGTGGATCTGATGTTATTGATTATGAAGCAATGACAAAAGCAGAGCTTGAAGTTTATGGTCGGACTATTGGTTTAGAACTTGATAGAAGACAAACTAAGGAAACACTTATTAGTCAACTTGAAACAGCAAATAAATAGGCATTAGTTTCTTATTTATTCACAGGGGGCTAGTAGTACTACTGCTAACCTCCCTTTTTTTTAGGAGATGTCATGGCAACCGAAGTAAATATTTGCAACCTTGCCCTAGCACACTTGGGTGATGATGCAACAATCGCTTCACTATCCCCACCAGAAGGATCAGCACAAGCAGAAAAAGCTGCTCGTTTTTATCCAATAGCAAGAGACAGTTTGCTAGAAATGCATACTTGGAATTTTGCTGCCAAACGTGCAAATTTAGCTTTAACAACTAATAATTTGGCTCAATGGGATTATGCATATGTAGCACCTACAGACATGATGTCACCCGTTGCAGTTATATCTCCGACTGCACAAAATGATTATGCAACAAGAATGTCTGCTGGCGATACTCCAGGTGGTATTACATCTAATTACGCACCGACAATTGTTGCAGGTCAATATACACCACAACAATTTGCGATAGAAGGTACAACAATATATACAAATGTAGAAACAGCAATGTTGCGATATCAGGCATTTGTAACTGAATCAGATAAGTTTTCTCCTTTATTTGTAATGACATTGTCATGGCATTTGGCATCAATGTTGGCAGGGCCAATAATTAAAGGTGATCAAGGAGCAGCAGAAGCTAAACGTTGTACACAAGTAATGGTTAGTTATTTAACTACTGCAAAACAATCAGACAATTTACAACGAGATATAACTGTAGAACACATTGTACCTTGGACATCTGGGAGATAACTAATGCCAGTTACACGCACATTTAAACAAGCATTTTCGGGAGGAGAAATTTCACCAGAAATGTTTGGCCGTATTGCTGATAATAAATTTCAGCAAGGTGCAGCAACAATGCGTAATTTTATAGCAAAACCACAGGGGCCAGCTGAAAATAGACCAGGATTTTCTTTTGTAAAAGAAGTAAAAGACAGTACTAAAAAAACAAGATTATTATCATTTACATTTAATACTACCCAGACAATGGTAATTGAAATGGGTAATACATATTTTAGATTCCATACTCAGGGACAGACACTAAATTACAGTGATGGAACAGCATGGAGTGGTAGTACTAATTATGTTGTTGGTGATATAGCTAAATATAGTGGTACAAATTATTATGCTAAAACTGCTCATTCAAATAGTCAGCCACCAAACTCTACAAATTGGTATGCATTACCTGCTGATATGACATATGAGATACCACATAGTTATTTAGAAGCAGAATTGTTTGATGTGCATTATGTGCAATCTGCTGACGTTATGACACTGGTACATCCAAATCATCCACCAAAAGAATTAAGAAGACTTGGTGCTACAAAATGGGAAGTAAAAACTATAGATTTTGGTAGTCCATTACCTGCCCCTACAGGGTTAGCAGCTACTATGTATATACCAGCATCTACAACTACAAACGTAGATACATATGAAAGTCATGAATATGTTGTTACAGCTGTAGACGCTAATTTAATAGATGAAAGTTCTCAATCTGAAACGGTAGCTGTCAGTAATAATATTTTTGTGACAGGAGCAACAAATACTATTACTTGGAATCCAGTAACTGGTGCATCAAGATATCGTGTCTATAAAGATCAAGCAGGTATTTTTGGTTTTATAGGTGAAATAGTTAATAAAAGTACAGCACAATCTAGTTCTGTTCCATATGTATCAGTTACCGATAGTGGTTCTGGAGAACATATACTTACTATTACTAAAGCTAATCATGGCTTTAATACTGGTGATACTATAAATGTTGTTAACGTAAGCGGTAATATAGCTGCCGGAAAATTTATCGTAACCAAAATAAATGACAATGAACTTAAATATATAACAGTAAATAATGAAGGCAATGGTAATTGTACTATTGGTTATGTCCATCAAATTGTCGATAACAATTTTGCTCCAGACTTTTCAAGAACTCCACCAATACATGAAAATGATTTTGTAGGAACTGGTAATTATCCTGGTGCTGTATCTTACTTTGAACAACGTAGAGTATTTGCAGGTACAAATAATGCACCGCAAAATATATGGATGACTAAATCCGGCACTGAAAGTAATATGTCGTTTGGATTACCCATACGAGATGATGACCGTATTGAGTTTAGAGTTGCTGCTCGTGAAGCAAACACTATAAGACATATTGTTCCTCTAACAAATTTACTTATGCTTACTGGATCAGCTGAGTGGAGAATAACTTCAGTTAATAGTGATGCAATAACCCCTACATCTATATCAGTAAAACCACAATCATACGTTGGTGCTAATAATTCACAACCAGTAATTGTTAATAATAGCTTGGTATATGGTGCTGCTCGTGGTGGTCATATAAGAGAACTTGGTTATAACTGGCAAGCTAATGGTTTTATTACAGGTGATTTATCTCTACGTGCTGCACATTTGTTTGATAATTTGACAATCGAAGATATGGCTTTATCAAAATCACCAATACCAATTGTATGGGCAATAAGTAGTAATGGCAAATTATTAGGTCTTACATATGTACCAGAACAGCAAATAGGAGCATGGCATCAACATGATACTGATGGCACATTTGAAACTGTTGCTTGCGTATCTGAAGGCAATGATGATGTTACTTATTGTGTTGTAAAAAGAACTATTAATGGTGCGTCTAAAAGATATATAGAACGTATGGGTACAAGGTTATTTGCAACTGACCGGGATAGTTTTTTTGTTGATGCAGGTTCAACTTACAATGGTACCAATACAAATACAGGTCAAACAGTTACTATATCTGGCGGTACAAATTACACAAAAGGTGAAAACGTTACAATAACAGCTAATTATAATTTATTTATTGCACCTCCAAGTACTGCTGATGTTGGTGACGCAATTGTTTTAGTTGATGGTGCAAATTTATATAGGTGTGAAATAGTTTCTACAACAAGTCAAACAGTAGCAACTGCAAAATTGGATAAAGATTTACCTGTAAGTTTGCGTAATACAGCTATAACAACGTATGAAGTGGCAAGAAATGTAATATCAGGAATTACTTGGTTAGAAGGCAAAACAGTAAACATTTTAGCTGATGGTGCTGTGCATCCACAAAAAGTAATTTCTAGTGGTTCTGTTACGTTAGACAGAGCAGCTAGTGTTGTTCATATTGGTTTGCCTTATGAAAGTGATATAAACACTTTGCCTATGGCTTTACAAATAGAAGCGTTAGGTCAAGGCCGTGTAAAAAATATAAACCATGTTTGGTTACGGGTATTAGAATCATCTGGAATTTTTGCTGGCCCATCTTCCGATAAATTAGTTGAAGCAAAACAAAGAACGACAGAACCGTATGGAACACCGCCAGATTTAAAAACAGAAGATATAAAAATTATGTTGACCCCTGCTTGGCAAGATAATGGCCAATTATTTGTACGACAAACAGATCCATTACCATTAACAGTTGTAGGTCTTACATTAGAAGTAGCTATAGGTGGATAGTGTAACCGTAAACAGATATCATAGATTTATACTAGAAAAATAGAAGAGTGTTGAGCTTATGGCATCAGGATGGAATAGTTTAACTGATTTAGGTAAATTTGGAGTTATAACCCAAGGGTTTGGTGCTGTTAGTGGCGTAGTTGGCTCTTATTACGCTGCAAAATCAGAACAAAATAAAACTAAAAGTTTAGCTTTAAATTATGAGCATCAAAAAGATATGACGTTGTTTAATCAACGTATGAAAGAAGGTCAGGCACAACATTTATATCGTACATACAACAAAGCATTTCAAATACAAACACTTAAACAAGGTAATAGAAAATCATCAGCTAGAGCATCGTTTGCTGCTAGAGGAATACAAATGGGAGTAGGCAGTACAAAAGATGCATTTGTTAGTTCTGAAATTTTAGCAGAAATTGACAAAGCTACTATGAATTCTAATAAGGTAAGAGCCGTAGCAAATAAACGTTTAGAAGGCGTAGGTTTAGGTATACAGGCAGATATGTATGGTCTTAGTGCAACTAATATGTTTTCAACAGCATCAGCTATAGATCCTTTTATGAATATGTCTACTAGTTTATTAACTGGTACAGGCAGCATTATTAGCAATCTTCCAGCAGGGATGTTACAAGCATAATTATGAAATCAACTGTACCTTTACAAACAGAACTTGGCCAACAATATGAAAGTGGATCAGAAGTTCAATTATCTGGTGGAAGAGTAGTACCTAGTAAAGATGTTGTATCTGACGGTATAAAAGCACAGGGCAAGGCACTAATGAGTGTCGGACAAATTATAAATAAATTAGATGATGAACGTAATGATGCGGAAGCAAGAGAATTATACAACGAGTACTATGGTCAGGTAGAAGCACGCACTAATCAATTTTTAACTTTAAAAGGTTCGCAAGCTGTAGCGACAGTTAATAAAGAAGAAAATTTAAAAGAATACGATGTAGCTGGTCAAGATATAAAAAGATTAACAGACGAGTATGGCACTAAAGCTAGTAATGGCGTTGTTAAATATATGTTTGAAAAAATGGCTTCTGTTTCTGCTAGGGCTGCTGAAAATAAAATGTTAAAACACTCCATTGTACAGCAACGTAAATATTTAGAACAAGAAACTGCAACTAAATTAAAAACTCATCAACGTGATGTAGTTTTAGGTGACAATTATAAAACTTGGGCCGATCCCGAAGGTGAGTTTAATAAAAATATGGCAAAAGGTATAGCAACATTACAAGAATTAGCAGTACTAAAAGGATGGAATATTGACCCAAGACAAGGTCAGGTTAGTTCACAATATTTGGAATCATTGAATAATTTTACTATGGAAATTTATAAGACTGTAATTGATAGATACGCTGAAGATAAAAATACTGGGGGCGTTAAAGATTTTATAAAATATTTAAATAATTCAATACAGGATGAAAAAGTTGTAAATAAATTAACTGAAAATGTCAAAGAAAAACATACAGAATTTTTAATAGATAATACAGTTAATGGAGTATTAGATAACAACAGAGATCAAAATGATGGTACTTATTTAAGTCAAACAAGCAAATTAGCAACTTTAGATAGTAACAACAAATTTGACAATGGACTAGGTGCAGCAGTTGTTCATGGTTTTAACAGTGATGATGAATTTATTGATATTACTAACAGAACAGTTCCAGAAAAAATTGAAATGCTTGAGCAGGTTAGAAATACATCAAAATTTTATAATCCAGAAACTACTACAAGAATAATAAAAGAACACGCAACAACTCATTTATTTGCAATACAAAAACTTGGCGTTAAAAAAGCTGATTCTTTATATACAAAAGCTAAATCTGGACTTGTTAATAATGAAAAAATTTTAGACAAATACAACAAATTAATTACTGAAGAAGTTAACAAAAAATATGGTAAAGGAGATTATGCAGCAGCAGTTGTTAATGATTTAGAAGTTATAAAACAAGGCATTGATTATAATTTTGTTGATAACAATTTTAAAATAGACCCTGTTACAAATACACGACCACTTAAAGATTTAAAACAAGAATTAAGAAATACAATTAAAGATCCAAAAGAATTAGTTTATGCAATAAAAGATTTAGAAATTAAATACAATAAAAATAAAAATAGTAAGGAAGAAATTTATAATCAGGAATTAAATGCTGCAAAACAAATAGCATTTGCTGAACCTGGAGGGTGGAAAAATCTTACAGCTAATAATATTAATATAGATGATTTTAAAAAGGAAGATCAGGCAATATTAAAACAAGGACATCCAGTAAAATCTGATGTAGATACTGTAATTGATTTAGAAAGAAATCCGTTAGAAGTTGCTACAAATTTAGATTCATATAGCCATAAACTATCACAACCACAATATTTAGAGTTAGCTAGATATGCAAAAGAATTGCAAGGTGAAGGTAAAGTTTTAGAAGCAAATGTTGATTCTGATATGTTTGACTCTAGTTTAATTAAATATGGTTATACAGATATAGTTAACAAAGTAACAGATGACCCGAAAGCAAAAGATCAATATAATTTTAGATTTGATTATAAACAGATTAAAGATGCATGGAAAGATAGAATAGACCAAGTACAAACAAACACAGGCAAAAAATTAAACAGGACAGAAAAGCAAAAACTTCTTGATGAGATATTGGCAGACGGTGTAATAACTAAAAGATGGGGATTATTTAGAAAAAGTGACATTACTATACCTACAGTTGCATTAGAAGCAGATCAATTTAAAGATGCTTTTGTGTTTGTAGGTAGTGAAAAAGTATTTACATATAACATACCAAAAGATGTTAGAGAGTATTTTATAGCAGGGTATGATGCTGCTGGTATGTCTTATACAGAAGAAATGATTGCAAACGAATGGATATTACATGGTAAGAAAAAGAAAAAAAGTGAAATTATAAAATATAAGGAGGAAAATAATTTATGAGCGACAATCCATTTTTAGACACTTTAAAAAACAGACAAAAATTAGCACCTAGTCAAAACTATGCTGAAAATTTAAACACATTAAATATAGAAAATCCTTTTTTAGATACTTTAAAAAAAAGAGAAGAAGATAGGCAAAATCAAATTAAAGCAGAGTTAAAACAAACATTAACTTCTGTTATGGAAAAAGATCCTGACATGGTAGGTGAAGGATTAAAACTTGCAAAAGAATTAAATTTACCAAAAGAATTTGCATTAGATAGTGAAGAAGCAATAAAATTATTAGGCGAAAAAAACAGAAAAGAAAAAATATTAAGTTTAGCATTAGCTGAAAAAAGTCCAGTTTTAATGCGTCAACTAACTGATCCTACGTTTGCTGCATTAGCTTATGACAATATTAATGATTTAGAAGGTTTAGAATATGCGTTTGATGCTATAAAAAAAGCACCAGATAATATATCTCAAGGTTGGGAAAAAGGTAGGTTAAATGTAAGAAGAGGTAAAATAGGTAATTTAAAAAAATCAGGTAAAGGTAACGAAGAATTAAATGCAGAATTAGCAGAAATTAATCAAAGATTAGAAGAATTAAATAGTGATGGATCTGGCATATTAGAAGAAGGTTTTGCTATTTTTGGCCAATATTCAAAAACTTTACCAACTGCTTTAGAAAGTGGTTTATATACAGGTGCTGCTGCTGGAGTTGCAGGTGCTGTAACAGGGCCGGGTTCTATATTTACAGCTAAAGGTGGATTTATTGTAGGGTTTTTAGGAACATTAGGTTTAGAAACATACAAAATAGAAGCAGGGTCTTCGTACCTAGATTTAGTTGAAGAATTAAATTTAACTGAAGGTGTTGACGATCAAACAGCAAAACATATAGCTACTGGTGTTGGTGTTACTAATATGTTATTGGAATGGGTCGGTGCTAGTGCTGTAACTGCTCCTATAAGAAAAACATTATCTAAATACGCTACAAAATCAATTGTAAAAGAATTAGCAAAACCAACTGGACTCAAAGCAATAATGCAATTTGCTAAAAATTATCTTGGTGGAAATATAACAGAAGCAGGTACAGAAGTATTGCAAGAATTATCAAATGTTGTAGGTCGTGATTTAGCAGTAACATTTAGCGATAAAGAAGATTTAAAATTAAAACTTACAAATTTAGAAGGATTACAAGAAATAGGGGATAGGTTAGGCCAAACTTTTATACAGACTATGAAAGGCATGACCTTAGTAGGTCTTGTCGGTAGTGGCCCAACATTTATATCTGATGTTTCTAGAGCAAACAAAGCTACAAAAGATACTGCATTTATTGAAGAATTATCAGAAAAATCTGTTAATAACAAAACAAAAATAAGAAATCCAAGTGAGTTTCAAAATTTTGTAGAAAATTTAGCAGTAGATAAAGACGTACAAAATTTATATATAGACGCAGAAATATTAAATCAAGCAATTATAAACAATGGAATAACAATAGAAGACATACAACAAGTATCACCTGATGTTGCCCAACAACTTATAGAAATAAATAAATCTGGTGGACAAGGCGATGTAGTAATAAAAACTAGTGAATATGCAGCAAAACTAGCAGGTACACAATTTGACGGTTTTTTACAAGATCATTTGCGTGTTGACCGTGATGGTTTTAGTAAATTAGAAGCTACACAATTTAGAGAAAATCAAGATGCGATAAGACAAGAAGCTGTAGAAATTATTGAAAAACAAAATAAAATATCTAGCGAATTTGTAGCCAGTGCAAAACAAGTAAAGCAAGATGTTGCATTACAACTACAACAATTTAAACAATATACACAAAAAAACATTGAATATGCGTCAACATTTTTTCGTGACTATGTAGTTATACAGGCAAATAAATTAGGCATAACACCAAAAGAATTTGCAGCTAGATTTCCATACACAATTGTTGCTCAAGATCAAATACAAATATCACCAGAACAACAATTATTTAATCAAGACGGTTCTGTACGATTAGAAACTCCACAATTTAAAACATTTTTTGGCAAATCAGTTTTAAAAAAAGATGGCAAACCAGAAGTTTTGTACCACGGCACACGAGATAGTGTAAACGAATTTAATTTAGATCATCCTAATAAAAAAGATTTTGGTTGGTTAGGCAAAGGTGTTTATATGTATCGTGGTAAAAATGCAGCAGCAGGTGCAGAAATATATTCAATAAACAAAAAAGGTGATGCAGGTCGCAATATAATGCCATTGTATGCACGATTAGAAAATCCATACTATGCAACATTCAAAGAAAAAGCAGATATACGGATGGGTGGCGAGCAAGCTGCGGAAGGATTTAAACAAAGATTAATTGACCAAGGCCATGATGGTGCAATATTGAGAGGACAAGACGGCACAGACGAGGTAGTAGTTTTTGATAACACAGCAGTTAAGTCAACATTTAACAGCGGTACATGGTCTAGAGAAACGGCAGATATTTTAAAACAACAAGAGTTGTTTGCACAAAAAGCAAAACCACAAAGAAAAGGTAAATTAATACCTGCTGAAATATTAGAACTTGGGAAATTAGAAAATAGTTTTGATTTTGCTGGTGAAACACAATATGCTACAAACCGTGATTTCAAAGTAGCTTTACAACAACGCATTAATAATGCTGCTAAACAAGCAGGTGTTAATTTATCTGAATTTACTGTAGAAACAGAAAAACATCTTGTAAAAAATTTACTTGCAGATGCTGAGTTTGCATTAGAAACTAATCCAAATGCAGTTGGTTGGTATAACGAAAAAGTAACTAAAGCATTAAACGTATTGTCTTTAGTGCATCCAGAAATAGCTACTGATGCACAAGCAAAATTTGCTTTTATTTGGGCATTGGCAAATACATCAAACGGTTTAAAAGTAGATAAAAATTTTGAATTAGCAGAACAAGCATATGCTTATTATTCACAAAATGGTGTTATGCCAGTTGACATAGGTATAGGTGATGCAAGTGCTGCAATAAATAACAATATGAAATTATTCAATAGGTTAATGGAAGAAAAAGGGTTTGAAGAATTTGAACAGTTTATGAAAACTATGCACACTGTTAAAGATGTAGAAGCTTTTACTGATAGCACTGTGTCTGGAGAAAATAAAACCGAAATGGTTTATGGTGCAGCAGTAATGGGGCCAAAAATTGGTAATGGGTTTTTTGCTAATTTATATGGTCAATTTGAACAATTAACTATGGATAGATGGTTAATGCGTACTTGGGGTCGCATGACAGGTACATTAATAACTGATTATAAAAGACAAGCTAAGACAAAACGTGAACAATTAAAACCATTAATAAAAGGGTTAAGTTTAAAAGATAAAAAAGCGTTTGAACAAATAATTGG